TAGCAAATGCTAAAGCAATTGTTTCGTGGTTGTATCTAGCTGTGAAAGTTTCACCTGCTTGATCGAACACTACTCCAGCACCTTCTTGTTTAGTTGGTGCAGAAGCGAAACCGCTTAACATTACTTCTTCTTCAAAAGCTCTGTCAGATGTTTCAGTTACGAAAATTTCAGCATGCTGATTTTCGTATCTATTGTACTCCAGGCCGAATAGGGCGTTCAAACCTGGCTCTAGTTCTTTAACTAGTTGTGATCGTGATATAGCCATAATTTATACTCCTTATAATATACCTGTTGTACTTCTATAGAAGTGGTTGTTGATTGAAACAAGAATGTTTGCATTTGAAGTTGCAGTATCAGAGTTATCTGGATCCTGCGAAATATCAATTGCTCTTAATGCTAAAGTGTTAGTTGTATCACCAGTTGAGTGATCTAACTGACATTTAGATATTCCTGTTTGTGTAACACCAGTAGTGTTTGTAACATCGTAGTTAGCAAACAGATTTGCTCTCGTAAAAGTCGAGTCAGAATCTACTAGGAATACTGCATCTGGGTCATCAACAACAAATGCTGTGATGTCCGAAGCTGCAATAGAACCTGGGTAGTAATTCTTATATGTCGGCTTTTGAGTAGTTGGATCTGTGTAAAAACATCCGTTAAAAACGCCCACGATAGGCACAGTACCACCAGCAGAATGTCTATCAATATTTCCAGAAGCTAATGGAATAACCATATCGCCTTGGAAAATTGCAGTAGTGTGACCGCTTGCAATTGTGTATCTATTTTGAGCACCTACTAATGGTGTACCGTCTAGTTTTCTGTATGGTCTTAGACCAAACTTTTCACTTACGTTTGCCATAGTTATGTTTCTCCTTTAACAGTTTATTTTAAGACCCGGTAGATATTGCAAATTTATTTTTTGCGACTACCACCAAAGGTCACTCTGGACTGTCTATCAATATTGATAGGCATATCCGGGTGCTGTTCCTTCATGAGATCATTGTCAACCGCGTTCATTCTATCTTGCGTTACTCTATTAAAGTAAGCAGCGCGAGCTTCCAGTATCTCAACCGGTATCCTTGCCAGCACAAGGCCTCCAATTCCAATACAACCCTGATATTTACCTTCGGTATAGTAAGGATATTTATTAGTTCCGATTTCTTCTGTAATAGTATCGGCCTTAACAAAATCCCAACCTTCCCTAAGCTTCTTAGATACATTAGCTGTATCTTCAAAACCTTGAACGGATGTACGTATCCATCTATGGGCGTACCCGTTCGGTGCAGGTGGTGCATCCAAACTGGATGGTGGAGTCCATGTCTTCTTAGCCTCATTTGAAGCTTTTGAATCTGACTCCCGTGAAGTTCTCTTAATTGTACTCATACTATTTATCCTCCTTCACGTATCTAGCGTATTCCTCTAGTGGCACCCCTAATCTATTAGCAATAGCTACCTGTGACTTGGTGAGTTTCACAGTTCTGCGTCCTTGTTGACTACGACCAGCAGAGGCAACCGTTTGGACGGGTTTCGGTTTCTCCTTTTTAGGCTCGTCTTTAGTGTCATCAAAACTTTCTGGAAAATATTTCCTTAGTCTTGAATTAACTTCATTATAATACTCATCACTGTCCACTTCAATACCCTCTTGGGTAACATTGTTATGAATAGTAATAGCAGCATTAGTCATAACTTCATCATTTCCAAACCACGTATTTTCTTCTGCCCATTTCTTAGCTTTAGGCGTTATTTGTGGTGTAGATTGCGAAGATTCAGCTGTGTTTGAGGTTTCAGCTTGTACGTTTTGTTGTTGTTTATATTGCTCTTCTTCTTGCTTTTTAAGTCTTTCACGATTAGCTAATTCTAATCTAGCCTTTTCTTTTTCGACAGCTAGTTGAGTTAACTTATCATTTGCTTCCATAATTTTAGAAGCATCTTGACTTTCGATAGCTTGTTGAAGAGCTACTTTGACTTGCTCTCTTTGTGCATCAACTCTTGCATCTAGTTCTTTAAGATACTGTTCATCAGTTTCTTTAAACTTCAAAGAGGTTTGGTCAAATTTCTTTTGTATTCCCTTAGCGTATTCTAGAGCTGCTTTTTCTCTTCTTTCAGCTTCCTTCTTTTGGAAAACAAGTTTATCAATTCTTTTTTGATAATCTCTTCTAGATTCATTAAGGTTTGGTTTTTCTTCTTTGTCTTCATCATCAGATTTTTCTTTAACTTTTTTAGGAGCCACTGGTTCATCTTCAGTAACTTCTATATTAGGTTTATCTGATTTCTCTTCTTTTGATTTTGAATGATCTGTATATTCAAGATCAACTTCACCTAAATTTAAATTAGGTTCAGTTTCTTTTTTAGTCTCCTCTTTTACTTCAACGTCTTCATCTTTGAATCCGTCTGTATCTAATTCAACTTCTTTCTCTTTGGCTAATAGTGCTGCTGCACTGTAGTCTTTTACTTCTGCCATTTTTATCCTCCTTTATTAAAATAAATGGAGAATATCTTCTGGCTTGTTTATAGTTCCTATGATCTCGTCATCATTGAGAATACGGTGTTCACCGTATTTAGTTTGAAATCTACTTCCAGCGTATCTGCCATAAACGACAAACTCACCTTCTTTACACCAAGGACCGTTTGGAAATTTTTCTTTATCCTGGTAACAAAGGTCACCCATTTTAACGACTAAACCAACGACAGTTGTCATTTGAATCTTATCTTGAGTTTCGTCTGATAAAAGAAGACCACCTTTTGTTTTTGCTTGGCCAGACCAAGGTCTAACTAGCATTCTGTAACCGACTGGGTTAGGTATGATTTCAAGATATTCTTTGATGCCTTTGGGATCTGTTGGAATCTGTGATTTAACCTCTTCTTTTACTTTTTCGTTTCCGAAATTTGTAAGTTTAGGTTTGATCAATTGTACCATCGTTATCCTCCTTTTGCAGGTTTTTAATATCCTGAAGCAGCGTTTCTAAAGCGCTGAGTCTGCCCCGAGCATACATTAGTTTATCAACGGAATCAACCCCATAGCAAATATGATCTTTAACACTTGTTATTTGTTTATTAATTTCAAGTTTAATTTTATTTAAAGTATGATGATCTAACATTATGTTAACCTAATTGAATTGTAATGTGCGCTTTCTAACTGTTGTAAAACATCTTTAGAATGATCATAAGGTAAATCTGCTCTGTACCAATGAAAAAGATAAATACCATTTGCAACTCTAAATTCATAACCAGCATCTATTATTTTTGCTTGAGCTAAATTATCTACCATCAACATTTGTCCAGTTTCTATAAAACCTCCTATTTTTTTCATAGTTCCAACATGAACTGCAAAAAACACACCAGACATATGACCTCTATTTTTTATAATCTTAGACTCATTTTTATATTTATTTGCTAAAAATTTTCCTAAGTTTCTATGATAACTATAATCAAAATTATAAGGATCTATCCCAACAACCATTTGTTCTAGTGTAGCCATTCTGTTAACTCTAGAACATATTCCTTTACAGTTAGGATTATTTTTTATTATTTCTTGTAATTGTAAATACCAATCATTGGTAGTGAAAACAGCATCATGATCTAAAAAAGCAACCCAATCATTTTCTTCGTGTAAGTCTAAACAAGCGTTGTAAGCTTTTCCTAAATCTTTTTTACCCGTACTGTCCCAAGCGACATGAGTCCAAATTTTTGGATCTTTATTCATTATTAAAAGCTTTTATAATTAAATATAAGGTTTGTAAATAGATTTAATTATACCTTTATCTTTTAATTTTTTTAAATCACCTTTTGATAATTTAGAGTAATCTAAGTCTTCGTATAATTCTAAATGAGGATCTTTTTTAGGTTTTCTAGTAAATAGATTTTTAATCCAATTCCACATTAGCTTTTACTTCCTCCAATATATCCACCAATAACACCAATCAATCCGGTAACTGACATTTTCATAAGAACTATTATACTATCATCTACCGGTCTATTTTCTTCAACAGCTACCCAATAGTCTCCAATAATAATAACTCCTAATAAAATTAAAACACCTGCTGTGATTAATAATATTACAATATCTTTAAAATTTTTAATCATTATTTCCTCTTAATTAAATCTGTAGCTTTAAGTCCGTAAACGCTAGCTATGACGCCCACGAAAATTGTCTGATACCAAAAAGGTAGTTGTGAAAAATATTCAAAGAATAATTGCATCTTCTCCATTGCACTTGGATCATCTGAAAACACTGCCCAAGAAAGCATTACTATAGGAGCCGAGAGCAATAATAAAATGAATTCGTCTTTCCAGTCCGAATTTCTCGATTCAAGTAATTTGCCTTGGTACTCACTTTCCCCACGAGCCATCTTTTCTGCATGATGCATTTGTGCATCTGACATTAACATCTTGGTTTTTTGACGGTTCTGATAAATATGCGAACCAGCTTTCACAGCTAAAGATATTGCTTTGAACCACATTATTTTTTATACCCTCCTTTTTTCATTTTAACTGGAGGTACTTGAGAGTTCGGTCCTCTTTTTGGTGGTGGGCCATACCTTACTCCACCAGATAATCCTCCAACTTTATAAGCTACGAAATTAAAAAAATTATCTTTAGGTTTTACTAAATTAGGGTCTATTGGTTTAGTTGTTGTAGAAATAGGTATAATAGGATCTTTATCATTACCTACAAATGGAGCTACTTTGCTTTTACCAAATCCTGCACTCTTTAAATAATCTTTGCCGGTTGGAGCATTAGGTTGTAAAACTTTACCAGTAGTTTTATAAACGTCTCTATACAGTCCTTCTTTTTTTGCAAACTTTTGTCTGCTTTTATATTGTTGTTTAGCTCCAAAATTAATTGCTGTTCCTAAACCAGGTATTGCTAAACCTAACATAAAACTTTGAGTACCACTTAATGGTTTTTTAAAAGGGACATCTTTAACTACGGGTCCTATTTTACTTTGTCTTCCACCAAAATTTTGAGTCTGCTTAGACTTTGCATAATCAGCTTTACTCATTCCACGTTGTTGAAAATCTGTATCTCTTCCTTGTCCACCAACTGATGATTTAGAACCTCCTCCAAAGTCTGATTTAGAAGCGTCCATACCGCCTTTAGCTTTTACAACTTTTTTAAGCTTTCCAGAATTTTCCATAGCATAAAAAACAGACTGGCCTTTTTTCTTACCATACTGTTTTTCAAATTTTTTCTTTAATTTTTTACCTTTAACAGTAAGTGGCATTATTTTTTGCCCCCTCTATTTTTAGCTCTTGCTATTTCTAATTTTGCTTCAGCAACTCTAATTCTTTCAGCTGCTTGATCTTCATTGTTTTCTAATTTCATTTTCTCTAAATCTAATTTCTCTTCAATTTCGCTTTCTTTTATTTCCATATTCATCATAGACTCTTCAGACTTACGTTGTAAATCCATTGCTCTTAAATCTAGTTCTCTTTGTTTCAATGCAACTAGTGGATCTTGTTGTTGACCCATAGCTTCAGATTGTGCAAGCTCCATTGTTAATTGAGCAAC